GAGGGGGCAGTAGAGGTTCTTGAAACCACTAACTCTTTATACTATGTAAGAGCCGAGTCAGGAGGTGTTGATGCCGCCGTGGATGTTCCCTACGGTGTTTGCCCTGCTATGGGTTTATCTTCCACAATAGGTGATACTGTTCCTGTATACCTTGAAATTCAAGTAAAAGATGGGGCTGGTGTTTCACTATACAGCACCCCTTTAAAGGTTCAGGTATCTGCTTTAGGTGATTCATCTACTGCACTCACAACCGCTTTTGGAACAGATATAGAATCGGCAAGAGTTCAAGGTGTGGTAGCTGACGGTTCTGCATTCTTAGCAGGTTCTTTCCCAGGATCTTTGGCTACACTTGAAGTAAATGCTTACACAGATTCCACAAAAGCTAGTGGTCTTGAGGTTTTACTTCCATTAAGTTCAACTCTAGACATTGCTACAGTAGCAGGTGCTACATCTTCTTTAACTGCCACGGGTCTTTCATTAACAGCACTAAACTACAAAGTAGAAAGTCTTTACCCTGGAACTGGTTACAACTACACAGTAAACGAAGATGGTAGTATCGACGGTGTTTCTGTTACTGTTGATAGCTTTGGTGGTAAATTAAACCAGATCTATGTCGCAGATGGCGGTGTTACTCAAGAGGACTTCACTGGGTCTTTAATTGATAACTACTACTTCATAGAAGAAAAAATTAACACTGGGGTAACAGATGCCGTTTCTCAGCTAATCAAAGGAAACATAACTCTTACAGGTACTGATGTTGATGTTACTGCTCTACCTGCCTTTGGTTCTAAAATCTCTGCTGCGGTAGGTGGTACTGTTGAATCTAAAGATCCTAGATTCGTAAAGCTTATGAATGGTACTTACCAACTTACTGGAGGTACTGACGGTATCCCTGCTACGGACGATGCCAGAGCAACTGCCCTCATAGGTGTAGACGGTGATGATGGTAAGACAGGTCTTCAAGTTCTCAACGATGATCTTATTGCAGTAACAGTAGCTGCTGTCCCTGGATTTACTGATGCTAGAGTTCAAAATGCTCTTGTAACTCTTGCTGAGAGCACTAACCTTTTCCTTGCTGTAATATCACCACCTTTCGGTATTAGTAGGGTTCAGGATGTTTTTGATTGGTCAAACGGTCTTGGTACTGGTATCGTAAGTGACCGAGACTCTGCAATCAATTCTTCTTGGGCTGCTATCTACTGGCCTTGGGTTAAGGTGTTCGATGCCTTCTCTGGCAAGGACAAGTGGTACGACCCAGCAATCTTTGCTATGAGACAGATGTGCTTCACTGATAGCGTATCCGAGTCCTGGTTTGCTCCTGCGGGTCTTAACCGTGGTAGACTCACCAAACCTACTGATGTCGAGGTAAGACTTACTCAGGGTGATCGTGATGCTATGTACAGCGGTGGTAATGTTATCAACCCAATTGTTAATTTCCCACAACAAGGTATTGCTATCTACGGTCAAAGAACTGCACAAAGAAGGGCGAGTGCCCTTGACCGTGTAAATGTCCGCAGACTTATGATCATCATAAGAAAGCTTGTACTACAGTCTACAGCACAGTTCGCTTTCGAGCCTAACGATCCTCTTACTTGGGAGCAGGTTAAGAACCTTGCTACTCAGCTTCTAGACCCAATTCAAAGAGGGCGCGGCATTACTAGCTATCAGGTTGTCTGTGATGGAAGTACCAACACACCTGATAGAATAGAAAAAGGTCAGCTATGGTGTAAGATATACATCAGACCTACCAAGACTGCTGAGATAGTTGTCTTTGAGCTAAATCTAACTGGTCAATCAGTAACCACTACATAATAAGGAGGCATTTTTAAATGGCAAGCCAATTTTTAGATCGTGAAAAAAGGAATCTGTCCAACCCTGGACTTCCTACCATATCAACCGACCTTGATGCAGTAAGGTCATATCAGTGGGAGTTCGGACTATTTATCCCAGCCGGATTCCCAGGAAACTCTTCCGATACCGCCCGTGCTATAACCTTAGGTGCCAAGCAGATTAGTGGTTTTGGTTTCGAGTATGAGGACATTGAAGTAAATCGTATGAACGATAAAGTTTACTACCCTGGTAAGATTTCTCAACAAGAGCTTACTGTTACCTTTGATAACTTACTCAACTTCAAAGAGGGTAGACTTCTCCTAGATTATGTCGGTACTGTTTACAGTCAGCGTACTGGTAAGTCTTTCACCCCTGATAGCTACAAAACCAAGGCTAGAATCCGTGAGTTCAACGGTGCAGGTGAGATCGTTTCTGTTATTGATCTTATCGGTGCTTACCCTAAGTCCTACACTAGAGGTGAGAAGAATTACTCAACTTCAGAGTTTGATACCATTGAGGTAAAATTCCGTTACGACTTCATCGAAGTTTACAATGGTGAGTACGAGACTCCTGAAGGATCTTCACTCTTGAATGCATTATCTCTTGGTGGCTTGAACCTCGCTCGCTGATATACTTTAACTGTAATAAAAGCCCAACCCAGCTTTCGTTGGGTTGGGCTTTTTTAATATAATAATATGATGAAGTTTGCAAGATTGCTTTTAGAGAGTTACTCTAGACTACATGAAGCTAATGAAGGTTTAATGTGGTTAACGGGTCAGCCTATGCCTGCACCTGGACAAGAGCTTCCTTTGAGTCATCCTAATGGTCAAGGGGTGAAAGACCCTACCATTATACTCTACACTGATGATCAGAATATAGTAAGGGCTAAGGGTGGACCTTTTGGTAGCTTCCCTGTACAGGTTAACGCTATACCTCAAGATCCTGAGCTTAAATCTAAGATAAATAATTGGTATGCTGGAACCGAGGAAGAAGGGGGTGATGAAACCACTCAACAGACAGGGGTTCCTGAGGTAGATCCTTATGAGATGGACCCCGTATTCTCTCAACTTAATGAAGACGATAGAGATAGGCTAAAGAGACTAGACGCCATACTTCCAGAGACTTCTAAAACACTTAAATCTATATTTGAAAACGCAAAGGATTCAGTAACGGAAATAAGTGAGCGTAAACTTCTTCAAAAGGTATTAGGTGGAGCTTCCAGAGGATCGTTAGCCTACAACTTAGAAAAAGAATTATCTAAAGGTAGAGAGGCTGTTAAATTTGAAAGATCAGATTTCATCGGGTTTGCATTAGATCCTGATTTGAAACTTACAGCACTGCAAGGATCTCTTGAAACTATGGAGCAGTTTTCTAAAGCTTTTAAGAATGCATCTACCTGTGAGCAAAGTGTTGACAACATGACCGATGTTGCAGATAAAGTAAGGATAAGTGAATCAGGTAGTATATTCTTTAAAAACTCTTACGAGGCAAACGGTTTCGGTATCTCCTTAAGTATAGCTAAAGAGAATCCTCTTAACATTATGGCTTCTCAATACAATGATAAGCTTGACGCATGTTATAAGGAGGGCGCATCTGAGTGGCATATACCTGTTAAAGAAATTAAAGCTAATGCTACTGGAGATGGTGGAAATGTAAGTAACATGATCAAAGAGGTTAGTGAAAAAGTTCAGGTAGCTGCATTCCATTTTGCCAAAGGTAATGTTAGTAAAGCGAAAGAGATGATCATGGACATCTACTCTGAGTTCGGTGAAGAAGCTTTCAGAAGATTAGAACTGCGTAAGGATATCGACGCTGGTGAAAACATACTGGACGAGGAATACCAGCAGATGATTGATGAGTTAGAAGCTTTCGGAATCAGTGCTGCTGATGATGTTAAGAACTTTGCTAAGGCATACTTGAAATCGTACCTGTTAGAGTCAGCCACATTCGCTAAGAACATTGGAGCAGACTATGCAGTAAGGGTAGGTGGTACTGCTGGCAAGGGTGATAAGTCTGATGTTGATTATGTAATGAAGCAGAAGCCTATAAATTTACCTGAAGGCACAGTCATGCACAAAGTCAAATTTGAGAACCTAGCGCCTGAGGTACAAAAAGAAATAGGAACACCTACTCAAGAGCATTACTTCTTGATTAAGGACTCACTTAAAACCTATGGAAATGAAGGTGAGGTAAAGGTTGGAACTGCTTACAGTATAGAGACTGAGGCAGGTAGACTGTTAGACGATGGTGATAAGCATGGATCATATGTTTGGGATGCTTTAGGTGTTGATGATAATACTAAAGCTGCTGGAAAAGAAGTGCTTACAAAGATGCAACGAACTTCATCCAATCTTAAAAAACTTCTAGATAAAGACTTTCAAACAGGATCTATGTCTGTAGGTAATGTTAAGACATTCCTATCTAAACAAATAGAAGAAATGGCTAGACAAGCTGGAGCAGACAAAGAAACTATAAGAGCTATGAAAAAGGTTCTGTCTGATTACCAGAAAGGTGGGGATAATAAGGCTGTCCTGGGTATGCTTGATAGAGAGTTTATGATGTTAAACCTTAAGAATTCTCTAGAGTATAACGACGATGGTACTGTTAATAAAAGAAAATCCCAAGGAGGACTTGCAGCCATTGCAGCATTACAAGCCTCCATGGGAGTAGACAGTACAGGTATTAAACCTCAATCAACCATTCACATACTAGGAACAGGTAATACCTATAGGCATGATCAAAATGATTCTATCGTTAATCCATTGCTAGAACTTCTAGACCCAGAATCTCAGCGTAATGTAACCTTAGGATCTTCAAAGATAACTATAGATCAAGATGGATCCTTTGAGATGAAAGCAGGTAAAGGTAGGGCGTCAGGTAATGGGTATGTAAATACTAATTATTTAAAGAAGAACTGATTATGTATCTTTAGAAGGTCATCCATATAGAGCATGATATACTCTTTACCTTCTTTACTTATTAATGTACTATATGAATCAGTATAGTTTATTATTTCTTCTTTATACTCAAGTATTGATATGATAGGCTGCCGATCCTGAGCCATAAAAAGAATCGGTGCTT